CTGCAATAGCTTGTGCTAATTCGGTCCCGATTGCGAACACTCCCAAGGCTGCAAGCATAACCTCTTTATAATTTGGAACCGTAGAGATAACGTAAGGCATGAAAATAAAATCATCCCCAGTTATTGTTTTGGTTTCCTCGTATAGATACTCGAATGTAAAGCTGTCTGCTATATCATTAAGCCAGTCTATCTTAGCCCGTTCCTTGGCTGAAACAGTTATATCGCTGCACGAGATAGCCTTAAGTTCTGTTAAATCTAAATAACCGGTGAATGGTTTTTCTGTTTGTCCTTTTTCGCTTACTTCAATATCAAAAGGAATCCCCTCAAATACTCCAACACCTCCAACAAGGCCATCCGCAATCCACTTATTTACAATGGCTGTATTCTCTCTAACAAACCTCCAATCATTAATTTTTACCTGGCTTTGAACTACATCTTTATCGTAGTTAAGCTCAATACTAAGTTCACCGGCATTAAAAGGCCAGTTTATCTTAGTGTTGTTTAGGTAAAAAGTAACATCAGCAGCCATTTAAGCTAGTTGTAATTCTTTAGCAAGTATTTGTGTAGCCATTGCAGCATCAAGCAAGCCACCTGAAACAGCCTTGGTAAGCGCATCAATTAGGGTGTTTATCCCCTGTAATCCTTTTTGTTTGTTCTCTTTTAATAAACTTAAGTGCTCGTAAGAAGCCACAAGGCGAAGGTTCTCAGGAACTCCGATAAACTTTCCAAAGGATTGAGTAAACTGATCCGCTTCAGGAATGATTGTATCCTGGTAAACCTGAAGTATTGAGTTCTTTACATTTTCAAACGTTGCATTTTTGTTTGAGAACATATTGATGTTAAGCCCAAAGGAATCAACTAGTGTGATAAGGTTGGAATCAACTTCCTCGAACAACATCATGTCCTTGGTTGCAAAGCTCATGGCTTGCCACTTAAGAGAGGCTTCAGTAAGCTTTATTTTGCGCTGGCCTATTCCAATACCGTACTCAGTTGTAAATTGTTCCTCTACTTTTTTACGCTCATCAGAAGTTAAAGGAATAGCCCCCATTGAATCCTTTGACTCATTTGAAAGAATACCAAGCGGCCCACGTTGAGCCATTGTTACATTTCTGAACTCGTATGCTAGCTTTATATTAGAGAGCACATACTGAAGCGAAGTAACGGGGCTTAATCCTAATACCGGGTGATTAATATTCGTTAAGCGGGAATAAAGAATATCGTTAGTATCATAGTTTTCTTTTGTTCCGCTTGCGTCTTTATACTCGTACCCTTTGATTATATCATCTACTGATACCTGGCGGAATATCTTTCCAGATAATATCGGCTGAATATAGTTTGAAGAGATATTAAATAAGGTTGCAGGGTACTTGTATAGGTTGGATGGCTTATTCTTGAACATGAACTGGTTCCCGTAAACCTGCTCCTGTATTTTGAACTCTTTTAAAAAGCCGTTCATGGTTTGGATAGGGTTAGGGTTCTGGATAAGCTTTTGCAAATCCTTATCCTCCTTACGGTTCCCTTTTGCATCAACCAGGTAAATCTCCATGTTACAGAACATCGAAGCCTTACGGTCTATAACTGCTTTTAATTGTGGTATTGTATTGTAAAGCTCGAATGGCTCATCTGTTGAAATCCAAACAGGGCCTTTTTGACCAACTACCTGGCTGAAGTAAACGCTATTGCCAAATAATCTTCTGTTTAAGTATTGTTTTAGGCTATTGGAAAACCCCATTAAGATCGTTTTTAACCATTCTACAAAATATTATTTGTAAAATATATTTGTTTACAAAATTAAATTTTATATTTGTTTCACCAAACATTGTTACAACAAATAATAAAAAAGTTTGCTAATGACATTAACACTTGAACAAAAGAAAGCCAAGCACTACGCTGTAAAAGGTTGTGGCGGTGTTCAGTTACACGTTAAAGATGTTGATACTGTTGGCAGGACCGTAACCGGGTTTTACAATACCCTTAATTATTTTGATTCTGATTTCGATGTTATTGTTTCAGGAGCCACAAAGAAGTCTATATCTGAGAGAGGGCCTTTGTCAAGTGCAACAGCCAAAATAAAACACGCTTTGCAGCATGATTTAACCCAGTTGCCAGGAAAGATTAAGGTCCTTGAAGAGAAAACATTTAATGGTTACTCAGGAATATACTTTGAAACCAAAATGAGTGATACTACCCTTGGTAACGATACTCTAAAAAATTACCTAGAAGGGATTTACGATAACCACTCAATAGGTTTTCAATACCTACAACTAGAGGCTGTTGATGCAGATTCTAAGGCGTGGCAGTCAACATTAAATATGTTGGTTAACCCTAAAGATGCTGAAGCTGTTGGCCTTCTTTATTTAGTTAAAGAAATAGCACTGTTTGAAGGAAGCACCGTAGCATTTGGAGCAAACCAGCTTACACCATTCTTAGGGGTAAAGTCCGGCAATAAGGATTCTTTGCGCATAGCATTAAACTCTCAAATCGATAAACTGGTAAAGGCTGTTAAGTCAGGGACCCAGTCAGATGAAATACTGCAATCTTTTGAATTGCAGACTTACCAATTAAAACAAATGGTAAATGAATTAACTGAAGTTGTTACAATCCCTAAAAGCACTCCAACGGAGCCGCCTGTTGAGGTTAAGCAGTCAGTCAACTATGAATACTTAAAAACCAATTTAAAAATCTCTTAAACCCAACGAATGGAAAAAGAACAAAAAGAGTTACTTGATGCTATAAAAGGTCAGGTAACTGAACTAGTAGAAAAAGGAGCTGAGGCTTCCAAAAAAGAAATCGATTCTGTAAAAGCAGAGTTGAAAAAACTTGAAGATGCTTCTAAGTCAACAGAAGTTATCGAAGAAGTAAAGCGTTTAGCGGCTGACGTTAACGCAATGAAAGAAAAAGGAAAAGAAACTCACACTGCAAGAGTTAACACATTAGCTGATGCAATTGTTGAAGGTTTCAAAACCCTAAACAAAGAAGGTGCTTTAAAAGGTATCAAAAAAGGTGAGTGGAAAAACATTGAGGTAAAAGCTGCCGGAACAATGACTACTGCTAACATTGATGCAGTTGGTACATCTTCTATTCCTTATTCTTTAGCTTCAATTGAGCCAGGTGTTTCAAGAACTCAAAGACGTTCACCTTTCTTACTTCAGTTAGTTAATACTGGAAGCACAAACAAAGGTATCGTTCAGTGGGCTGAACAGGTTAACGTTGATGGAGCTGCTAACGTAACTGCTGAAGGTGCTGCTAAATCACAAGCTGATTTTGACATCCAGGAAGCATCTGCTAAGGTTGAAAAAGTTACAGCTTACATTAAGGTTTCTACTGAAATGCTTGATGATGTTGATTACATGGATGCCGAAATCCGTAACGAGCTTATGGAAATTGTAAGGTTGAAAATGGATCAGCAAATCTTAGCTGGTAACGGTACATCACCTCAGTTAAAAGGTATCCTTCAGTATGCAACTTCTTTTGCAGCAGGAACATTTGCAGCAGCAATCAACGGAGCTACAAACTTTGACTCATTGAGAGTAGCAATCAACCAGATTGTAAAAGAAAACTTTACTCCTAATTACATTGTAATGCACCCTTCTGATGTTGCTGCAATGGACTTGGCAAAGGATTCTACTGGACAGTATATTATGCCTCCATTCTCAACAGTAGGTAACACTGTGATTAAGGGCTTACCTGTAATTGAGAACACTGGTGTTACTGAAGGTGATTTCTTAGTAGGTGACTTCACAAAGTCAATCGTTCGTTTAAGAAAAGATGCTCAGATCAGCGTTGGACACGAAAACGATGATTTCACTAAGAACCTTGTAACTATCCTTTGTGAGATGAGAGGTGTTCACTACATCAAATCAAACCACACGAAGGCATTTGTTAAAGGAACATTTGCTACTACAAACGCTGCTTTAGAAACAGCCTAATAAGTAATAGATAACTAAGAATACCGGGTGAAATACCCCGGTATTTTTTAAAACATAAACCTTAAAACAAAGCTCATGGCTAAGAAGGAAAAAGTAGTAAAAGAAACTAAGGCAATTGAAACTCCTGAGATAACAACAACAGAGGTTAAGATTGTTGGATTAAGTGGTGCAAAGCACCTGGTAGCGGGAACTGAATATACCGTAGGTGCTGAGGTTGCAAAGAACCTTATCGCTAAAGGTTGGGCTAAGTTAGCCTAAATAATATAGCGAGTTAGAGCAGTTGGTAGCTCGTTGGGTTCATTACCCAAAGGTCGAAGGTTCGAGTCCTTCACTCGCCACAAAAATATAAGTTATGGTAACGGTTAATTTAAAGTGCCCTATTTGCGATAAAGATCATATTAAAGCGGTTCGTAATTACGCGAAATCAGCTCAGATTAAATGCTGCAAAAAGGTTATAACATTTAGCGCAAAGAAAGACTAACAGTTAATGGGATTACTCATAGTAAAGGAAGATTTCACAGGAAAGTTCAAGATAGCCACAGGGTTATTTGATAAGCTTGACGCGTACATCACACGCTATGAGGAAACTATTCTTATTGATCTTTTAGGAGCTACGTTATTTGATTTATTTAAGGCTGATGTAAATACTACAACCAAGGAACCTCAAACTCCTATCTATCAAAACCTTTACAATGAATTTCACCAGGATTACAACGGGTGTATAAAGAAGAGTAGAGGATTAAAAGATATGCTTTTAGCTATGATATACTTTGAGTTCAAGCGGGATGAAAAGTATAAATCAACTACCGGAGGCACAACCGTAGCAACAATAGAAACAGGCAGAGAGGCGGGATTTTCTGAGGAACCAATATTTGTAAAGTATAACGAAGGGATAACAACCTATTGCGCTATACAATGGTATTTAAATAAGAATTTCTCTTTGTATCCTGACTTTAACGGGCAGTATAAAGGATTAGCTCACTGGGCTCTGTAATGGCAAGGAAAGAGATATACGAACGAGTCCAGGATGTAATAAATAATATAGACTGGTCAGCCATTGCAACCGGCCAGCCTAAGTTCTTTCACGGTACTGTACTGGCTACTTCAGTTGAGCTTTCTAACCTTGAAAAAGGATCTGATAAACTGCCAATGATTTACCTATTGGAGGTTATCAAGGAGCGAGTTAATAATGATGATGGGTTAACCTTAGAAGTAGAGGCTGATGTTAGGCTGTTCTTTTTAGCTGAGGCGAATATTGAGGACTGGAATACAGACGGGCACTATACCGGAGCAATCAAACCAATGAGAATCCTGGCGGATATGTTCATTGAAGGGTTAAAAGACTCTGGAACGGTAGGGGATTTTGAAAGCTACACACTTATAAATCATGCAAAGTGGGGAGTATATACAACTGATCGCGGGACTAAATCAAAACTTTTCCCGGATGATCTTTCAGGCTGCGAATTACAAATAAACATACCATTCCTAAAAGAATGTGAATGCTGTTAAACTTAAATAAACCAAAATAAAAACAACAATTAAAACTAAAACAAATGGGAGCTTGCAAATGCGAAAACACATTAGGTAACACTGGCACACCAACCTGCGAAAGCATTGCTAGCGTTACGAAAAAATTAATCTTCGTTCCTTATTATGACGAGGATGGGAACATCAATAAAATTGATACAAGTGCTACCTTGGATCAAACTTGGCTTGATGCTTTATTGAATCATGCCGATTCAGACAAACGTTGGTATCCTACACCTGAGATTAAAAACGTTTCAGATGAAAGAGGAGAGCCTAAATACGAAGAGTTTGGCGATGGTACGAAAGTTTTAATCCAGGATGGAGCTCGTGCTTTTAAAGCTTTATTTGTTGGAGTTTCTAGTACTTTTTTATCAAAAATTTCAGATAACAGATGCGCTGATTTAGGCGTATATCACATTGATAAGAACGGCAACCTAATCGGTACTGAAATCGTTGATGGATACTTATACCCTACAAGGATTGAAAAGAGTTCATACTTAGCGAAATTAATCAAAGCTCAGGATGGAGCTGTTCAAAAGGTGGAGCTTTCTTTTGAGTATCATGGTGATGAGGATGATGCTGATTTAAGAATGATTAAAGCATCCGAGTTCGCTTCAGGGGTTCGTATGTTATTAACTACCGGCTTAATGGATGTTACAGCGGTAATTACAAGCCCGACAACTACCGGCTTTGTTGCAACACTAAACACAGATTACGGTTCGGTTGCGAATAAAATAAAGGCAAATGGATGGGTAGCTGCTGATTTTGTTCTTTACAATGAAACGGACAGCTTAAGCGTGGCAATTACAAGCGTAACTGAAACTTCAGATGGTGTTTACACTTTTGTAATCCCTGCTCAAACTTCAGGCGATGTTTTAAGGTTAAGCAAAGCAGCGGCTAAAAAGAAGTACGATCTTTCAAATGCTACGGTAACCATTCCTTAATCAACTTAATTAATTTAATAATTAGCCCGGTTCGTTACAAAGCGGATCGGGCTTTTTTAAAACTACTATTATGGCAAACTTAAACGATAAAGATTATTTGGAGTTTCAAGGAACTACATTTTATGTTCCAAACCTTATGAAATGGACTAAGGACCAATTCAAAGCTAAGTACAAAGGGTTGGTAAATTATGACCTGGACCATGCATGGATGGAAATTGAAAAGGGAATAAAAGAAATCGAAAGAAGATCAATCCCTATTGATACTCCTGAAGAAAAAGCCGCTGACATTGTAAGCAAAAAGCAATACAAGGGAACGATTAAAAAGAAGTAAATGGAGGCTTTGACCTTGCTACTTGGCCGGATCAAACGGCTGAATGTTTCTGATTTATTTAAACAGGTTATTGCCGAGGATAAAACTTTGCAAGCCCAAATAATAGACTGGAATATTGAACAGCTTTATGAAAAAGGCAAGGATAGTAAAGGGCAATCACTAGGGGAGTACTCCGCTATCACCATTAACTTTTATAAACCATTAGCAGCCAGCGAGGGAAGGGATGGAAGAACTGACCATATAACCTTAAAAGATACCGGGGCCTTTTACCGGTCCTTCAGGATATTAATTCCTTCCAGCGGTGACTTTATAGAGATTGAGGCAGACCCTATAAAAGATGGTGGCGTTAATTTATTTGAGGCTTATGGTATTGACATTCTTGGACTGGATGAGTCAAACATGGATAACCTGGCCGATGAGATAAGGGACAGGTTAGCAGAATTAATTATTGAACGTATTGCAGCATGATTAATCTATTTAAAAGAAATAAGAAAAGGGTTTTATCATACTATACTAGTATTGATGAGCTGCCTGTTTACAACTGGTTCAAGATCCAGGAAACAAGCGACCTGAATTACCTGGTTAAAGGCAGTGAAACGGGTGAAGTTCTTACCCTTGCTTCAATATGGCAAAACCTTTACCGGGAGTTTTTAGATACGTTTGGGATTAGCGATGCTTTGCGTAAGTCAATGGAGCTTAAGAGAGATATAGAAATGTTATATATCGAAATGGCTATGACTGACGATAAAAGCTTAATGACTGAAATTAAGATTAAAGAATGGGAGCAACAGGAATCTGTTAAAACTCAAACAACGGTTAAGTATAACGAAGTGAAAGTATATGTTGAAAAGTGGCTATCATTCAAGTTGGATGAAAAAACAACCACAGTAAAGGAATACTACTCCTACTTACAGGTATTAGAAAAAGAAGCAACTAAAACTTTAAAGCAAAGTAATGGCAAAGAAAATTAAAGGCGAGGACCTACTCGAAAAGGGTCTATTTGATGATGCTATTGAAGGGGCTAAGGTTCTTGAACGAAATATAAGCGACCTTATTAATGGCTTTAAAGAGCTGCACAAAGAGAGTAAAGAATCAATGGCCGGCAATCCGCTTAAGGATGCAAAGGATATAGATGATTTAAACGATGCTGTATTAAGATCAATAAAGATCCGCCAGGAGGAAGCCAAGGCAAAAGCTGAATTAGCAAAAGCTACACGCGAAGAGTTTAAAAACAGCCAGCTCCTAGAAAAAGCTATTGCTGCTGAAGCAAAGGAAAGAGAGAAAGCTCAAAAAGCATTAGAGGCAAGCAACTCAGCTTATGCTCAAGCGAGCAAACGATTAAACGATTTAAGAAAAAGCTATAAGGATTTAGCAGTTGCAGGAAAAGAAAATACAACTGAAGCGCAAAAGTTTAAAGCTGAAATCACAAAGCTTGATGCTCAACTTAAAAAGGTTGATGCAACAGTAGGGCAACATCAAAGGAATGTAGGTAATTATAAAAGCGCATTTGAAGCGTTACCTGGTCCGATGGGCAACGCTGCACAAGCAGCAGGGAGCTTTGGAGATAGCTTAAAGACGTTAGCTAAAAACCCGTTTGTAATTGTTGCTGGGTTACTGATTGCAGCTTTGTATGGAATAGGAAAAGCATTTACCTCAACTGATAGCGGAGCTGTAAAGTTTGATGGTATTATGAGGTCAATCTCTAATATTATTGATGTGGTAAGGGTTCGTGCTATTTCAGTTGCAGAGGGGATTTCTAATATTTTTTCCGGTGATTTTAGTGCTGCTGCGGATAATTTTAAGGCTTCGGTTTCAGGCGTTGGTGATGAGCTAAACCGGGTTACCAGGGCAGCGATGGAATATGCTGAGGCTATTGATGCAATTGAGGATGCTGAGAGTAATTATATTTCACAGGCAGCAGATAATAGAAACAAGATAGCTAAACTTGAATTTGATGCAGCAGATAGAACTAAAACAGCAAAAGAGAGAAAGGCGGCATTATTAGAAGCAAAGAGGATTTCTGAGGAAGAAAGTAAATTTTATGAAAAGAAAGCAGACGAAAGGCTTCAGGCTACTGCTGATGAACTTGCAGTAAAAGCCGGCATTAGGAAAGCGGATGTACTTAATTTCATTGCCATGACTGATGAGCAGCAAAAGTACGCCTCAGAAGCCCAATTAAAAGCAAGGAACGAGTTTCCAAAAGAATTTGCAGCACTTGAAGAGTTGTATCAGAAAAAGGTTGATGCAAACACTAAGTTTTTTGAGGATAACAAAAGGAATGAAGGGAAGATTACAGCCTTTGAAGAAGAGGAGCAACGCAAAAGAGATGATGCCAGAAAGAAAGCAGAAGAAGCCAGAAAAAAGGCAGATGATGAAGCGGCAAGATTACAAAAAGAGTATTCTGATGTTAAAATCAGAAACATAGAAAATGACAGGCTTAGAGAGATTGAAACCGTAAACCAAAATCTTAAGGAAAAAAAAGAGGGCATTAAAGGCAATACTGATATTGAGATAAAGTTAAGAGCAGAATACGAGGAAGAGGCTCAAAGGCAAATTGCGGCAATTAAAAAGAAGTATAGGGATGCGGAAAACGCGGCTGCAACAACTCAGGCGAACAACGAAAAAGAGGCAAGGGATAAACAGATTGCTGCCCTTAAAGTTACAATGGACCGGGAAAGGGAGGCTAATGAAAAACTTGCCAAGGAGGAAGAAGATAGAAAAAAGAAACAGCGCGAAGATGCCATTGAACAAGCCGAGCAGCTTGCAAAGATTGCGGCAGATGGACTAAATAAAGCGGCTGAGTTACGAAAGGAAAAAAACGAGGAAGAGATTGAGCTTCGTAAATCAAACATTGACAGGCAGCAGGAGTTAGCTGACAAAGGACTGGCAAACACTTTGGCATTTGAAAAGAAAAAACTTGCCGAGGCTGAACTTAGAAAGGAAGAGGAAAAACAAAGAGATATAAGGAGGGCAAAAGCCTTACTATATATGAATGCTACAATTGAATACGCTAAACAAGATCCTAATTCAGCTCCATTTAAGGCATTGGCTCAGGTAATTATTGCTGAAACAATTGCGGGAGCGTTCAAGGATGGAGTAGAAAACTTCCAGGGCAAAGGGACTGAAACCTCAGACAGTAATTTAATCTTATTTTCAAAAGGGGAATCGGTAGCAACAGCCAAGGGAACTAAAGAAAATCCAGGCTTAGTTACTGCCATGAACGAAGGCAGAGTAGAAGAGTACTTTAAACAAAACTACCTAATGAATACAAATTTCGGAGCACCTACAATTGCCCCGGTAGTTGACATGAGCGCACCTGTTCAAGAACTAAAAAGGCTAAACAATCAAATTAAGAATTTAGAAAGAGCTATTTTAAATAAAAAAGAAACAGTTACGCACTGGGATACGCACGGCAATATGGTTGTTAATGAAGTATCAAATGGGATGCGCCAAACAATTAAATATGTAAAGGCAAAGCCAAGAATTTAAAGGAACTTTTTTAAAACCGTTGCTAGTATTGCAATGATAATAACTACTAACCCTAACTGGAAGCCGGACCTATAAAAGCCCGGCTTCTTTCTTTTGTTGTAATTAGGCATTATTCTCTATAATCTTCAATAGCCTCTTTGCAAAGGCTGCATTTAAATAAAGTAAAGCTCCCTTCCCGGCCATGCTCAAGCATAGGATAGCCACAACACTCAGGAGCTAAAGCATCTATTATGATTTCGGGCTCTGTTATGGGTAGTTTTGAATGCTGCCAGTTGTTATAGGCCCATTTAATTTTTTGAATGTTATACTCAAACGTCCTACTTAAATAGCGAATCAACCTGTATGTATTATATACCAGGGCAAAAAGTAAAAAAAGTAATATTGGGTATATTACCAAGGGTTATCTCCTAAATAAAGTACATTTAAATCTGGATCAGTTTTAACCCAGGATTCACTCAAAACCAATGCGCCCAATTTATTCTTTAACCTATACTGGTGTCTATATATATATCCTAATAACTTATTTGTATTAGCATATGAAGTTTTAATTGAATCAAGTCTACTCCGCAATCCCGGAAGATCGGCTTCGTACTCTTTAATCCGCTCGTTGTTCGTCTTGATTTCTTCGTTAGCAATGTCAGGAAATTTAACCCAATCTTTTTTAGCCTTTTCGTTATCTGCCTTTTCCCACTCGATGCCACTTAGTGCGTTTTGTAAATCATTATTTGCCTTCCATATTTCACGCTCACCTTCCATTATTGTATCAGCAACTTCAGTTTTAACAGGCTGATAAGAAGCGGGATCATCAGCATGGGAAGCGATATACTCATTAATCTTTGTTTCAATTGTTGGTTTAGCTACCACTTGCGGCTCTTCAACTTTTGCTCCACCACAACCAAATAAACTCAAAGCCAATAACCCTAGCATTATCTTTTTCATCCCACCAAAGTACCACTACTGAAAAACATTTGCAAGTTTTTATCCCCTGGCTTTCTTCAAGGCATCATCAATCCTACCCTGTTTTTTTCTTTTTGCGTAGTCTTGGGTGGTATCTATTTTCTCATGTCCCAGGGCATCGGATATTATGCGCGGGTTGTCGGTTACATCATCTAAGTGATCCTTAATAGTATGCCGGGCGGTGTGGTTGGTTAAGCTTTTCCCGGTTGCGACAATTGCCGGGATGGCTCTTAGCGCATCGTTCACTCTCCTGGTTGCGTTCTTTATTTCCTTGGCTAGTATTTTCTCATCCTTGAAATGTTCTGGCCTGAGTAAAGGGAAAAGTAGATCCGTTTCGCTTTTTCCAGAAAAATTAAAGTATTCCAGTATTTCCTTAGCTTCCTTGTTGAGTTCGATAATCTGATCTGGCTTTTCAAACCTTCTGACCTTTCGCATTTTATATTTTAAATAGTTACCGTGAATGTTCGATTTCCGAACAATACACATATCCGAAATACGAACCCCGGCCATGATATACTCAAATAAATAGATTAACCGGGCCTCATGCTTCCATCCTGTTAGTTCAGCTTTACGGATTGCGTTAATCTCCTCCTTGGTAAATACATCCTTTGACTTACTCTTTCCCTTGGCTCTTTTGCGGTCAACTTTAAAATATACCATTGGATTTTTATCCATTGGATAAAGCCCTTTATTAATAGCCAGTTTGAATATCCCGGCAATGGGTTTAAAATGATTATCTATTGAATCCGCTGTTAAGAACTCTCCTTTGTTGTTTTTCTTTGATCTTAAAACTTCCTCATACTCTTTTAATAGTTTGAGGGTAATGTTTGATAATAGAACATCCCCCGCATAATTAATAAAAGCTTCGAGCCAGTAAGTATAGTTATCCCTTGAACCTCCAACGGCATACCCTTCTAAATACTCATCTTTTAAGAAGCCGATTTTTAGATCGTTCGCCTGGTCCGTTTCTGCATACTGGGCATAAAGCTTTCCTATTTCTTTATTTAACTTTTGATGATTAGGGTTTGAGGGCAGAACCTTTCCAATCGGGTTGCCATGCTTCCAGTCAACAGCCGGTATAAATAGGTTTGTAGGAATATCTCTTTTTGTTTTACCTTTGCCAAGTCGAAAGTATAATCTAAATGTACCATCGGCACGTTCTTTTCCTTTTAATGTTTTAGCCATTTGCGACAGTTTTGGTAAGTGCCGTTATTTTGCGACAAATCTGCGACAAATTTAACCATTTATATCAAGATTAAGCGGGTTTAAGCGGGTTTGAAATTATAAAAAGGGGAGTTTTGAAACCTTTGCAGGACTAGAGAGATAAAGGGAACGGCTGAAAATCAAGGAATTGCCCAGGTGGCGAAATTGGCAGACGCACCATCTTGAGGGGGTGGAATTTCCCGCTGTCAACAAATACAATATCAGTTAGTTATAAAAATACTGCGATAGATTTGCGACATTAATGCCACGAATCCCTAACCGGGCCATGTACCATAAAGAGGCTAGCTATCTTACTTTTATGGATATTTATATCATCATACCTGGAATTTGCCGAGCGTAAGATTAAATTATCATCATCCACGCCCTTCCGTATTATTTTAAAAAGCCTTTGACCTGAACTCATAACAATGGCGTGAGGCTGGCCGTATTCTATTATCTCGAAGTTTAATAGCGGCTCAAGTCCTATAATATCCCCTGCCGTGAAATCGGGAAACATTGAATTTCCTTTAACCTTTACAAATCCAACACACCTTCTGAACCCTTCAAAATCAATGTAACCAACAATGTTTTGTTGAGTTTCATTGAATACTAATTTATCCCCTGCCGCAAAGTCTACATCGTATACTGGAACTCCCTTGCCGCTGTGGTTTATGGGTACATGGGTTACTTTGCGCCCGTTGCTCTCGTTTTCGTTTGCTTCTTGCAAACTTTTGCCAACCTCTCCATATAAATCTAAAAACTTCCTGTAATACTTGTAAGGAATATCCCGTGAACCCGCGAACACAAGGCTAAGAGAGGACTTATCTATCCCCAATGAGGTGGCTAATTCTGCCTGGCTAACTATTTTGCCCTCTTTTTTTAATTGCTCAAATGCTATTTTAAACGCTTGTGTATCAGCGTTTTGTTGCTTTTTTGCCAACTTTTGCAAAATATTTATTGAAAAAGGTTTGCATTTTGCAAACTCTTGTATACATTTGCAATCAACATATATGATATACAAATCAAATATAATGAAATCAACAACTAACGCAATAAGTAGAAAGGCCGGCAAGGGGGTAGAGCAGGTAATTACACCGGACAAGCTTTCTAAAACAGAACAAAACGAATGGAAAATTCGTGCCTTAAAAGCAGCCTCCTTACTTCCAAAGACTTATATGCCTGTGTGGGAATATGAATACCCAGAGGATAAAGGCAAAGAGGATTCGATACGCCAAACCTTAAACGCTCGAATTGTAAATATCAAACTAACCCAAAAGGCTGAGGCTTTAGCTGAAAAAGTAAAAAACTCTTAGTATGGAACAAGTTCAACACTTCAATTTTAACGGAAACACCTTCAATGTTGTCCTTATTAATAATGAGCCGCATTGGATTGCAAAAGAGGTTTGTGAGTTTTTGGAAATCTCAAACACCACTCAGGCAATTGCAAGCTTAAAAGATCAGACCCAAAAGAAAAAGGTCGATGCTCAAACTTGCACTATGTTAAACATAGGGCACTACCCTGATGGAATAAATCTACTTTCCGAGGCTGGTCTTTATAAGTTGGTTTTCAAAAGCAGAAAACAGGAAGCGGAAACATTCAGCGATTGGGTTGCCTCTGATGTTCTTCCTTCAATTAGAAAACATGGGGCGTTTTTAACAGATCAAAAGATTGAAGAGGTATTATCAAATCCCGATACTATCATCCGATTAGCTACTGAACTAAAAGCAGAAAGGCAAAAAGCAAAAGCCTTGCAAGCCGAAAACGCAAAGCTTCAAATCAAATCTGACTTTGTTGATAAGGTTATGGACAATGATCAGAAAATTGACATCGGCCAGGCTGCTAAAATTCTTGAGCTTCCATTTGGCAGAAACACATTATTCCAGCAATTACGATTAAAGGGCGTGTTTTTCAAAAACCGCAACGAACCTAAACAGGACTTTGTTGATAAAGGGTTTTTCCAACTAAAGGAAAAATGGATTGACAGAACCAATCACGAAGGCTTCCTTACTATAAAAGTATTAGTAACTCAAAGAGGGCTTGCATTCTTAGCCAAATTGTTTGAGGTGGAGGCGAAAAGCAAACAACTAGCAAAACTGAACTAATGATAGATGGCGAATCAGTAGCACTAGCAATGTTAGTGGCAGGGGTTGGCCTTTGGGTTCTCCTGGGAATTGAAAAAATGATAAAGAAATAAGTAAATGGAGCCAACACAACTCATACAAGCCCTTAACTCTCCAGAAGGAAAAGTGATAATGCAGGAGTTCGCAAAGATCGCTATAAGGGTAGCAAGCGAAAAGCCAAAGCCAAGAAGATGGTTAAGAACAGCCGAAGCCTTGAAAGAAATCGGCCAGGATAACATCGAAGTATTACACGCAATGGAAAGAAGGGGAGAGATCAAAAAAAGAGGTTCAAGAAAGACCTTACAGTGGGACTTAACAGATTACGAATAACATGAGAACCAAAACAGCAAGCGCAGCAGCCCTCGCATTAATCGGAGGAATAGAAGGATGGAACCTTCAGCAGCAAGCAATCAAAGAAGCTGAGGATAACAAGCCGATGTTTTACGACTGCCAGAACTGCGAGGAAGTATTTCAATCCTCTATCTGCCCTAAGTGCCTTGGAGAATGTACGCTTGTAAGAGAGGAATTATAAAAATCAATTAAATAAAAACATTATGGCTGATATAGTTGAAGAAATAAAAACGCCCGCTGAGTTTAATCTGGGAATTTTCAAAGAGCAGTTGATTGCCTTTTCAAGAGAAGCAAACTTTAGAATGTGCGACAGTTTTAAAAAACAACTGATAAACTGTGAAGATGCAAAGAATGTTAAGTATCTAATGCAAAACTATGCTGAGGAAATCGCAGATAGATTAGGGTACGAGCCAGACTTTGACGACTGCGAGGAGTGTGACAGATTAAAGGATGAAGTAAAGGAGCTTGAAGAGGAAATCACCTTAATGAATGTGGAAACTGAAGATAGGAGAATACTAAACACCCTTGATTACAGACAAAAGATTGAAGCCTTCCATAAGCACCATAAAAAATACACTTCATATCAATTCGAGGAAAGACTTGAAGCAACAATTAATTAAAACATCGGGTATCGTCTAATATGGATAGGACAACAACGGCTGAACGGATTAATACCCTTTTAGGTTGAAACCGTTGGAAAAGTGCAGACTCGGAACTCACTACCTGGCAATAAATATTAACACTTAACAAAAGCAAAAATGAAAAACAGGGAAAAAATAATAGGATGGAGCTTTATTCAAGAGATAACCGACCTCGCTATTGAAATTCAAAACAAAGGTATTGCTACCGTATTTATTGAATTATCGGGGCACGTTAACCATATAACAGTTGCTATTCATGCTCCTGTTTGGCTGCCAAGTGTGCCGCCTACTAAAAGAATATCTGCTTATGTAGAAGAAATGGAAGGTTATGAAACCGACCTACAGAAGATTGTTGATGAACTAAAGGCAATCCTTGAAACTCCTTCTATGCTCCCATCGCTAGAAGATGTAAAAGCCAAAAGAAAAATGGAGCTCCAGTTGGAACTTGAAAAACTAGAAGCTGAAACCATTTAACAACTAAGGAAATGATAAACACACTAACAGAATTACAGAACGAGGTTACAAGAGCTAAGATGGCTATTGATGCGGCTTTACGTGTGGCTCCAAATATCAAACTAAGAGCAACGATTGAGAACGTATCAGATGATGTTATGAACCAATATGCAGCAACCAAAGGGCTTCATCTTTTTAACCCTTGCAATATGTCCCCTTACTTATGGCTAATTGATTCTGCTAATGGCGTAACGCTTCATGGACCTGAAAAGAAACAAAAAACGGTTTGGAATGAAGCTACTGCGTAACACCGACTTTCAGGCAATAGCAATATCAACGGCCTTGATAATTGCAGGTTACCTATCAAAATAAAAAAGCCCGGCCACTACCCGAGCTTCTTAATGCCAATTAAATAAATCAATTAACACTTAATCTAAAACAAAGGTAATGGAAAAACCAGAAAAACAAGTTGCAACACTTCCAAAATTGGAGGATTTGCACCACGACTTAAACCTTGCACACAAGAACGATCAATTAAGTTTCTTATTAAACCAGCCGCCTCCTGCTAAATGGGTAAAAGATCATCCAATGGCTTCAGGAGTGAAGTACCTGCCTATTGATAAAGTAGAAGGTTTATTAACTCGAATATTCCAGGAGTGGAGAGCTGAGGTTATAGGGTACAATCAACTATTTAACTCAGTTGCTTGCCACGTAAGATTACACTATAAAAACCCGCTTACAAGCGAATGGCAATACCATGATGGACTTGGAGCGGTCGGTATTCAAACCAACAAAGGAGCAGCAGCTTCAGACTTAACAGCAATTAAACAGGATGCGGTTATGAAAGCCCTGCCAGCAGCAAAGAGTTATGCAATCAAAGATGCGGCAGAACATTTAGGCTCTCTATTCGGGCGCGACTTAAACAGAAAAGATGCAATAGGATTTGCACCTGCCTATGGTAAATCAACAATGTGGAACAAAGAAAACATTCAACAATAATGGAAGCACAAGCAACATATACACCCGAACAAAGATCAAGCGAATGGTTTAACCAGCGTATTGGAAAGTTCACGAGCAGCGAAATCTATAAGTTAATGACTGAGCCAAGGGCAAAAGCTGCCAAGGATGCAGGGGAGTTAAGCGAAGGAGCCAAAACCTATGTAAGAAAGAAAATTGCAGAGCAGTACGGTTTCATTCCAGATTATACCACCGAGGCAATGGCTTGGGGAGTTGAGCAGGAGTTCTACGCTAAAGCATGGTACGAAAAACTAACAGGAAATAGAGTAGCTGAGTGCGGGTTCATTGAGGTGTCACCTACTTACGGAGGTTCACCGGATGGGAAAGTGTTTGAAGGAATAGCTCAGGGAGCCTTGGAAGTAAAATGCCCTTTCTCTTCTGAACATCATATCGGGCATTGCATGATAGATAGCGCAGAGTATTTCAAAATCGAATACCCTGAATATTACTGGCAGTGTGTTTCTCACATGATTGTTCTAAATGTTGAATGGTGCGACTTCGTAAGCTTTGATAGTAGGATTGATAAGGAAATAGGATTGTTTGTTTTCAGGCTTGAACTAGATAAAGCTGATGCTGAAAGGTTAAAAGCCAAAGTTCAAAAGGCAACCGAATACTTAAACGAGGTAAAAACAAAACTAAAGCTTGCCTAATGGAACCAACAAAAGACCAAATCCGCGCTTCTGTTATCCTTGAGAATATATGCAGGTTGAGAGGTGTATGCCCGGTGGAAGTTAAAACCAATATTAGTAAGGAACGCGAACTAAAAGAAACCCGCCAGCTAGTTTATTACTCATGGTTCAGGCATACTAAAATGAATTACGAACAAATGGCCTTACTATTTGGACAAAACTGGAAATCTGCAAGCAACGCAATAAAGCTCATTCATGGATTAAGGCAAACGGACAAGGAAATAAAAGCAGTTGTTGAACAAGTAGACCTGATTGAGGAACAGGCAAAGAAGGAGAGGAGGGCACTTGAAAGCTAAACCTATCCTAAAATACTACCACGAAATCCCGGAGGAAATAAAAGAAGCTATCAAAGCAGACTTTATTAAAACAGGGAACTCAGCCAAGCATTACGCTGCTCTATATTCTAAACACGTAACATACTGGGCAGCAAACCGAATCCTAACTGAAGCTATTTCTAATCCTAAAAGACCTTTATAATGATAGTAAATATATGCCGGGGCTGCGGATATAAAGCCAAGACAATAGCAGAGCACTTTAAACATACGGACGAATGCCAAGGAAGGTACAGTTATACAGACTTTTTAGCAAGCAACCCAAACCAAGAAACAATAATCCAACGCCATTACCTGGACTATGAGAGCCATTTAAAGGTAAAGCAAAATAATACTAATAAAGATTTAAGATGATTGCAGAATATAAGGAGTTTTTAGAAAATAAGATTGTTATCGCTGAAGAATACGGGACTGAGATTGAAGCCTCAAACCTTTCGCCAGTTCTTTTACCTCACCAAAGAGATATAGTTGAATGGTCAATTAAAGGAGGTCGCAGGGCCATTTTTGCCAGCTTCGGTCTAGGTAAAACAGTTATGCAGCTTGAACTAGCAAAGCAGGTTATAGCAATCGAAAACAGGCCCTTTTTAATCTGTATGCCACTTGGAGTTGTAGGGGAGTTTAAAAGAGATAATGAGTTTTTAAATACTGGGCTTGATGTTCAGTATATTAAAGATACTGATACGATTGAGCAGTACGAACCTAAGATATACGTTACCAATTATGAGCGCGTTCGTATGGGGGATATTGATCCTGAGAAGTTCGCAGGTGTATCATTTGATGAGGCTAGTATTTTAAGAAACCTTAAAACTGAAACAACAAACTACGTCCTAGCTTATTTCAAAAAGATCAAGTACAGATTTGTTGCAACAGCCACTCCAACTCCAAACGACTTTATAGAGATATTAAACTATGCCGATTACTTGGGAGTAATTGACAGGGGTCATGCCTTAACGCGATTCTTTCAAAGAGATTCAACAAAAGCAGGGTCCTTGACCTTATACCCAAACAAAAAAGAGGAGTTCTGGAAATGGGTATCTACTTGGGCGGTGTTTATCAATAAACCTTCAGACTTAGGTTATGATGATACAGGCTATAACTTACCGAAACTAAACTTTCACGAGGTTGAAGTTGAAAATTTAACGGATGATGTGCTTTTAAACAAGCGAGGCGAGATCGTAATTTTTAAGGATAACACAAAAAGCCTTGTTGATGTTGCAAGGGAAAAAGGATGTTCGATTGATTTACGTGTTAATAAAGCTTACGAGATCTTTTCTCAAAACCCTAACGAAAATTATATCCTTTGGCATCACAGGGAAGCCGAACGGATTGCAATCGAAAAGCGTTTTCATGGCCATGATTTACTTAGTGTTTGGGGTGCACAACCTAATCATGTAAAAGAGGATTTATTGATAGGTTTTTCAAATGGGGATTATCAGATCCTTTCCAGTAAAGCAGTTATAGCAGGGTCAGGCTGCAATTTCCAGAAGCATTGCCGCAATATGATATACGTTGGTATTGATTACAAGTTCAATGACTTCATTCAATCTCTACATAGAATTTTCAGATTTGGCCAAACCGAAGAAACTAATGTTTGGGTGATATTCACACAGAACGAGCGCGATGTTTTAAAAGCGTTAAAAGAGAAGTGGAAAAAACACATTGAGCTTCAGAGTGAAATGATAAACCTGGTAAGGGAGTACGGATTAAACAGTGATAAAATTAAAGCAGATATGAAAAGACAAATATTTAGCAAACCAAGAAAAGCAACAATCGGAAATGCCACGGTATATAATGATGATACGGTAAATGTTCATGCAAATATGCCAGACAATTCAACCGATATGATCCTAACCTCTATACCCTTTGGAGATCATTACGAGTATTCAGACAACTATAATGACTTTGGACATAATCACGGCAATGAGAAGTTCTTTGAGCAGATGGACTTTTTAACCCCTCACTTATTAAGGACTTTAAAACCTGGTAGAGTTGCAGCAATCCATGTAAAAGACAGGATCCGTTACAGCTACCAAAATGGAACTTCATTTACTACCATAGATGATTTTAGCGGCAAAACAGTAGCTCACTTTGTAAAGCATGGATTTTACCTTATGGGTAAGATCACAGTAACAACGGATGTAGTTAGGGAGAATAACCAAACCTACCGCCTGGGGTGGAGCGAACAGTGCAAGGATGCTTCTAAAATGGGCTGCGGGATTCCTGAGTACATTCTTTTAATGCGCAAAGCTCCAACAGAAAGTAACAACGCTTATGCTGATGAGCCCGTAGTAAAAACTAAACAAGATTACACCCGCGCAAACTGGCAGCTTGATGCTCACTCATTCTGGAAATCAGATGGAAACAGGTTCCTAAGTTCTGAGGAAATGAAATCAATGGATTTTAAACAGATTGTGAGGTACTGGAAAAAGCATAACCTGGAAAGCATCTATTCATTCAAAGAACATTTAAAAGCGTGTGAGGATTTAGAAGCTCAGGATAAATTAAGTGCCTTGTTTATGACTTTGCCACCTCATTCAAATAATGAGCTTGTATGGACTGACATTAACAGGATGAATACCCTAAACACCAACCAGGCGAACCAAAAGAAAGAGAAACACATTTGCCCTTTACAGCTAGATATCATCGAACGATTAATGTTCAGGTTTTCAAGTGAAGGGGAGTTAATTGACGATCCGTTTGGAGGGTTATTCTCAACAGCTTATAAGGCCCTGGAATTAAAAAGGAGAGCTATAAGTGCAGAGTTGAACCCTGAGTATTATGATGATGGGCTTTTCTACCTAAAGGCTATTGAGTATAAAATTAATGTACCTACTCTTTTTGAACTTGTATGATCCCCTACCGCCAAGGAACCTGCTGCAAATGCCCTGAGCCTCAGATAATCGTAAAGCGTATGGCTTCAGGGAACTACTGCCACAAGCACAACCAGGAAAGGTTAAACGCAGGAAAGGAAACCAAAAGAGAGCCGATTAAAAAGGTAAGCGATAAACGGGCAAAACTCAATGCAGCTTATTCAGTACTTAAAAAGAGCTACATAAAAAGGTTTCCAAAGTGCCAGGTTAATCTTCAAGGGTGCAAAGGTGAAGCAATAGACATACATCATCTATTTAGTGGGAAAAACAGGGCTAAGTACTTTTTAGATGAAACGACATGGAAAGGAACCTGCAATTTTTGTCACCGGCAAATTCACGACAAGCTGAGCATGGAGGAAGCAATAGAAAAAGGATTAAAACGAATTGATAATTAAAAGATGAAAGTATTAATAGGTTGCGAATCATCCCGTACAGTTGCAGAAGCTTTTGAAGCCCTTGGGCATGAAGTATTATCATGCGATTTATTACCGGCAGATAAACCAGGCAGGCATTACCAAGGTTCCGTTTTCGATGTTATAGACTTCCCTTGGGACTTGGCAATATTTCATTTTCCATGTACTGACTCTTCAGTTTCCGGTGCACGACATTTTGAAGCAAAAAAACTGGATGGAAGATATTATGCATCTAATAGCCTTTGGTTGAACGGATGGAGAAGGGCGGCACATATTCCTAAAGTATGCTTTGAACATCCAATTTCAGTTATCAGTTCTCTTTTCAGAAAGCCAGATCAAATAATACAACCTTGGCAATTTGGGCATGGGGAAACTAAAGCAACGGCTTTATGGTTGCGCGGATTAGAGCCTTTGAAACCTACAAGTATTGTGGAAGGTCGAGAGCAAAAGATTTGGAAAATGCCACCAAGCGAAAACAGATGGAAAGAAAGAAGTAAAACCTTTCCCGGTATAGCTCAAGCAATGGCCGAACAATGGGGCCAAATAGAAATTAAAAAAGAACTAAAACAATTACAGATTTTATGAAACAAATAAGAAAGAGCCATGAGGTGAATAATGGCTAACAAGATTTTACACCTAACATTAAAAAAGAAGTGGTTTGATATGATTGCTTCAGGTGAGAAAAAAGAAGAGTATCGGGAAGTTAAAGATTATTGGGTTAAAAGATTATTAAATCACTTTGAATTTATTGAGTTCCCTAAAGGATGGGAGTATGTAAGCAGGGAGTTTGATTTAGTAGTTTTTAAAAACGGTTATTCAACGAACGCTCCCACAATGACAGTAGAATGCAAAGGAATTGTAATTGGGAAAGCGGTTTCTGAATGGTCCGATAACTGGCAAGGCAATGTGTTTAAAATAAAGTTAGGTGAGATAAAGGAGGTTTTAAATGGCTAAAGAACTACCATACTTCCAATTTGAACCGGGGGAGTACTTAACGGGAAACATTCAATTTTGCTCACTAGCAGCTCAAGGGTTATTTAATAATATATGCTGCATTTATTGGCAGCGTGAATGCAAATTAAGTAGAAGTCAATTATTCAGGCGATTTCCAGGTGATGAAGAAATAGTAAATGAACTTATCCAGGAGCAGGTGATTAAGTTTATAGGTGATGAGGTGTTAATTGAATTTCTTTTTAACCAGTGGGCTTCAATATCCAAACAAAAAGAAACCAACGCGAATAACGGCAAAAAGGGGGCGGTAGCTAAATGGGGAGATGCTCTTATGGATGGAACATTAACTGCAAGTCAAAAAAGACAGGTAAGAATTGCAAAGGCAAAAGAACTTGGAACTCACACACCTGAACAATGGGAGGAAATGATAGCATTCTTTAATATGCTTTGCGTTCGATGCGAAAGCGATACAATAGGCGCACCGAATAAAGATCATATCATTCCAATTTCAGTTGGAGGCAGCGATTCAATTACGAACCTGCAACCGCTTTGCAAAAGTTGCAATGCAGCCAAAGGATTAAAAGACTTGTCAGATTATAGAATTGAATACTGCGAAGCTCATAATTTAGAAATGCCTCACAAGTGGCTGGCGCAAGTCAAGCACAAGTCTAGCCCCCCCACCGAAAAAGTCAAGCATTTAGATAAGATAAGAGAAGAAGAGATAAGAGAAGATAATAAGTTAACTAACTCGCAAAAACTTAAAAAGGATTTTCTGGAAGGAAGTCGTGATCTTTTCGAGTCAGCTCAGAAAACTAAAAGATGGTCCAAGGAATACGTGGATGAAATAGCTGAGAGGTTTATTAATGAACAAATAGCTATTGGAGTTGAAAGCCGAACCTTGAGAGATTTAAAAATCCATTTTAACCATTGGATTAATAAGCTCCCAGTAAATTCAGGAATAACACCATCAGTCAACATTACAGGTTTAACAGCTAACTAATTTATGTTTTTCAAAATACAAGATTTTAGGGATAAGGTTAGCGACCTATACGAAAAGGGAGTGCAGCCGGGCGAGTATATAGGATTTAATTCCATGAAGGAACACTATTCCGTAAAGCTTGGCTACACAACCTATTTGGTAGGGGCTCCTGCGAGCGGTAAATCAGAATGGCATAAGCAGGTGTTAATCAACCTATCACAGTACTACGGCTGGAAGCACGTTTTATTCTCACCTGAAACCGGGAACAAAGAGGAAATAGTAGCGGAGTTATGCCACACCTACATCGGAAAACCATTTTACAAGGCGAATGGTTACGGCATGAGCGATATGGAAATGTATAAGGCAATGGATTTTTTGCAGGAACACTTTTTCATCATTGATCCAGAGGATAAAGATTTAACCATACCTGAATTTTACAAAGCGGTTGACCAATTAGAAGATTTATACGGCATAAAAGTTCACACAACAACTGGAGATCCATTTAATGAGTTTAAACACGACTTTTCCAAGGATGAGGGTAGACAAGACCTTTATATCGAAAGAATACTCGGAGATGTAAGAAAAAACGCCAAAAAACACAACAGGCACAACTTCATCATTACCCATTGCAGAGATCAAAAGCCAGTTGAGAAGGATGGAGTGGTTTATTTTCCACCTCCAACGGCCAGGGATTATGCAGGAGGGCAAGCATGGTTCAGGAAAGGAATGGCTATGATTTGCGTATGGAGGCCACCTTACAAGCTTAATGATGAAAACGGGATGCCATACAAGGAAAACGAAACCCATATCATAGTGCAGAAGGTAAAGCCCAAAGG